GGGTTACGGAATCCCACAGCTTCGACATGGGAGGCAGCTGTTTGATGAGCATGACCGGCGTGCCTGGCGTGATCCCGCTGATCGGGATGCGGGCGATCGGGATCCACACCGTGCCGGAGGCCGAGTGGATGCTGCCCGACGGGACGGTCGGATCGGCGGCCGTTCCGGTGTTTGGCGTGCCTTTGAGCACGGCGATGGCAGCGGTCTCGATGTTCTGACCGTTCCGCGTGTATTTGAGACAGACGAGGTCGTTGCGGTTCCGGCCGCTCACGCCGCTTTCGATGGGCGCGGTCTCAGCCTCGGTGACTCGCGCGTATCGTCCTTCGACCACGAGGTTGAGGACGGGGATCAGCGCATGGTTGGCGTCCTGCATGGTGACCGCGGGGAATTTCCCGTCAGCCCCCTGCAGCAGGTAGCTGCCGTTGCCTATGACCCCGGCTTGCATGGCGCCCATGTCGCCGCTGGTGATGTGCGGTGTGCCGCCCTTGCCTGTGATGAGCGTGGTGGTCATGTCAGTCCTTTCCCTCGGTAAGCCATGCCGTGTAGGCCGCGTCCTGCGTGGCGGCGAGTTTCTTGAATTCCTGCTGGCATGAGGTGCATGCCAGCGCCTCCTGCGTCACTCCGTCCGCGGTGGTGTGTTTGATCTGGTGCCAGTCGCTCGACGTGCGCGGATCTCCGTCGGTGAGGTATGCGCTGTCGTGGCAGCGGTCGCATGTGTATTTGGTGATGTTCGTGGTTTTTGCCATGATGTTCCTTTCAGGCGAGTCTTTGCCAGACGTGTCCGCCGATGATGGTGTGGATTTCCTTCCATGTGCCGCCCTGGTCGTTGGGGTCTCCGGCGACGCACCAGTAGAGCGAGCCGATTGGGTGTGCGGCGAGGAAGGATGCCGCTGTCGCGCTGGATTGTGCGGTGATGGTGCCGTCCTGGCCGATGGTGATGGTCTTGCCATCGGGTTTGACGCCGCCGAGGGTGGCGGTGGATGCCACTGGCAGCGCGTACCTGTTCGCACCGGACTGGATGCCGTCGAGCTTCTTCTTGTCTGCGGCGGCCATGAGCCCGTCCGCCGATGATGTGGCCTGTGCGACGGTGATGGCAGCCGTCTCGTCGATGCGGGTCACTGCGACTGGAGCCGATGCAGTGATGTCCAAGACTCGCGCCCGCGCCGCGGCCAACGCGTTCTGCGCCGTGGTGGTGGCCGTGTCGGCTTTTACGCCGGCCTGTTTGGCGAGGTCTCTGGCGCCTCCGATTTCGGCCGCGGCGTCGGATGCGGCCTTGTTGGCTTCGGTGGCGGTTTTGCGGACCGTTTCGAGGTCGGCGGCGGTCACATCGGCGCTGAACGTCCAGTTGGAGAGGGTGAGGCCGCTGCCGGCGTAGTAGGCGTGGCCGTCTCCGGAGCTTGATCCACCGCCGCCGGTCTCCCCTGTCGTTTCCGTTGAGGCGGTGGTCGCCTCGTAGGTTACGGTCGGGATGCCGTCCGAGATCTTGACGATCTTCTTGGTGATTTCGGCGGTGACTTGCAGACCGGTGGTGTTGTCGCGGCCGGTCACGGTGTCGCCCACGTCGAGGTCGATGCCGTCGGTAACGTCCACGTCGATGCTGCCTGTATCTCGCAGCTCCTGGAGCTTTGTCTTGCCTTTGGTCTCGAGTTCGGCGGCGTCGGCGTTGCTGAGTTCGTACACGCTTGTGCGCTCATCCGCGCCTTTGATGGTCTGCGTGTGACTGAGCGCGCCTTTCTGGTCGGCGTACCAGTGGACGACGATCCTGTCCTTGAGTTCGCCCTTGCCGAGGCAGATCAGGTGGTTGATCGGATGCGAGGCGAGGGTCGCGTCGAAGTCGATGAGGTCGGAGTCGATGAGGTCGCCGGCGGCCGTGATCGGCGGCGCATCGACTGTCACGCCGTTCTGCGCTGCGGTGATGCGCAGCCGCAGTCCTGATGCGCGCAGCATCTTGAGCAGGCCGCTCCACGCGTCGCAGTACCGGTCGAACTGCCAGCGTGCGGTTTTGGACGTGCCTTCCGTGACGGTGATGATGTCCTGCAGTCCGATACGGGAGATCACCGTGCGCAGGAGCGTGCCGATCGTGCCGCTCATGGTCAGGTAGTCCCTGCCCTTGTCCGGTTCGAGGATCTTCGAGGCGAGCAGGCCGTGCCAGTCGCGCCCGTGGTAGGTCAGCTCGCCTTCGCCTCCGGTGACGCTGGTCCGCACGTCGTCGACGATGCCGCCCCAGCCTGTCCCGTCGACCCACCACCGGCATCCGGGCTGCAGACGTGCCGGGCATCGGAGGTCGAAGTCGTTCTCCCCCGACCCGTATGCCAGGTCAAGCGTCCATGAGGCGTATGAGCCGGTCGGGATGCCGTCCGCGGTGGTGACGATCAGGTCCATGGAGGTTCGCTCCTCTCCTCGATTGCCGTCAGGTCGAATTCGAATCCGCCGGCCCAGCTGATGCTGCTTGTGCCGGGCGGCAGCGGTTCGAAGACGTAGGTTCCGGATCCGCGTCCGGTGCCTCGCACTGCCTTGGCGAAGAGTTTGGTGCGCAGGCCGGTGTCCGAGATCATCGTGACGGTTCTGCTATCGGAGGCCGCGTCAATCTCGAGGCGGCTTCCGGCCGGTATGGTCGCGTCGACCTCGTACCGGTTCGTGCCGATGATGATGTACGGGTTGACGCACGGGCCGAAGATCGTGAGCTTCACCGGCTGCGGCATGCCGGTCGCGTTGGTCACGGTGCCGAGGATGCTCATGCCGGCGTAGTCGTGCGGGTAGTCGTACGGGTAGTCGAGGTCGCTGCCGGCCTTGTCGGCTCGCGGGTCGTGGTGTTCGGTGGTCCCGCGCCGCCACACGCCGTCTGCAAGCACGATGGTCAGCTGCGTCTCGACCATCGTGGGCGTGATGGACTGCGGTTCGCTCTTCGCGATCCACGCCCTGGTCTCCCATTCGCCGTCGGCCACGAGGGTGCCTGGCGTGCCGGCGGCCATGTCGGCGTCGGCGAGGCGGCGCAGCAGGTCGAGCGTGGCGGTCGAGTCGTGGATCTTCACGGCGACGGTCTCCTCGCGCGCGCCGCGGGTGATGCCGGTCAGGCCGCGTGCGCCGATGCTGTAGTCCCAGACGCGGCCGCGCAGTCCGGCGAGCGTTTCGCCGTACAGAGGCCCTTCGAAGCCGATTCGCTCACCTGTGGCGGCGCACGCGTATTCAAGCGATTGCACTTCTCACCTTCCTTGCGAAGTCGCGGTCCCCTATCGTCGGCGTACACCTGGCGATGATCGATCCGAGGTCGTCGTGCAGCGATTCGACGGCCGCGATGAGTTCCCGCAGATCGCCGTCGCCGGCATTGGCGCCGGTGCCGGCCGTGACGTTCAGCCTGCCGGTCTTCGACCAGTCCGCGTCGGAGAGGCTCATCGTGGAGACGAGCGAATCCATGGAACGGCTGACCACATGCGCGGAATCGTCGATGCCCAATGCCATGCCACGTCCGACCATCACGCCGACCTCGTCGCGGAACACACGCGACGGGGAATGGATGCCCAAAGCGTTCTTGGCCTTGTCCACCAAGCCCGACAACGCGTTGGTGATGCTGGAATACAACGAGCCGACCATTCCTGTGATGCCGTTGATCAATCCCTGGATGATGTTGCGTCCCGCGCTGACGAGCCAGCTTCCCGCGCCGGACACCGCGCTCCGGACGGTTCCGCCGATCCCGCTCACGACGCTCCCGACACGGCCAACCATGTTGCTTACGGTGCCGACGATGCCGCCCCAGACGCTCGACACAATGCTTCCGACGCCATTCCACAACGCGGCCCACACGCTTCGGATGGTCGAGCATGCGGCGGATACCACTCCGCTGACCATGCCGACTCCCGCGGAAACGACACCTTGGATGCCGCCCCACACTGCCGACACGATGCCCTGGATGGCCGACCACGCGGCGCTCCAGTTCCCGTTGACGACCGCGAGCGCCAGTTGGATGATGCCTTGGATGACGGCGAGTGCGGTGCTGATGATTGTGGTGACGATGGTCCATGCGCCTTGTACGACGGTGGATATGGTGTTCCATAGTCCGTTCCAGACCGTGCCGATGATGGTGGCGGCGGTTTGGAAGATGGTTTGGATGATCTGCATTCCGGCTTGCAGGAGCGGTGTGATGGTGGTGATGAATGTTTGGATGCCGGTGATGATCGCGGTGAGTGCGATCATGATGATGGGACCGATCGTGTTCCAGACGTTTTGGAGGACGGTGGTGATGAGTGTCCATCCGGTTTGCCAGATTTGCTGGATTTGGCTCATGGTCTGGGTGATGAATGTTCCGATGGCTTGCAGGATTGGCTGGCATGCGGTGCTGATCTGGTTCCAGATTCCCGTGAACCATGTGGCGAAGCTGTTCCAGAGTCGTTTGCCCGTTTCGGTTTGGGTGAAGAACCATGTCAGCGCGGCCACGACCGCGCCGATGGCTACGACAAGCATGCCGATCGGATTCGCATCCAAGGCAGCGCTGAATGCCAGCTGCACGGCGGTAGCAGCCTTGGTCACCGAGCTCCACGCCGATTGAGCTGCCTTGACAATATTGAACGAGCCGGCGAGTTGCTTCAGTGCTCCAGCCGTGCTTCCCGCGTCGGAGATCTTGCCAATCAAATCGAACGCGGCCGTAGCGGTCTTCTCCACACCGGAGGCAGTCGCGGAAATGGCCTTCAGTCCACCGGAAACTGTCTTCAGCCCGGCCGAGACGATATCCCAGCCTTTGACCGCGAGCAATGCAATGGTGATGGCTTTCAACGCGCCGGATACCAGTGCGCCGTTCTGCTGCGCCCACTGTCCGACCGACTGCAGCCAGCCTCCCACCGTCATGAGCACGCCGGTCAAAGTGTTCAACAGTCCGGCGAAGCTCTGCGCCGCGGAACTGGCGGTGCGCGCGCTGTCGTTGAAGCCGAAGGCCTGCGAGACCGCGGCCGCCAATCCGGAAACCAGCGAGCCCAATCCGGAGATGACGCCGGTCAGGCTTTCAAGGAACGGCTGCAACGCGCCCGTCTCGATGAACGTGTTGACGAACGTCTTCGCCCATCCCGCCGCGTTCGACAACGCCTGCGCGACCGAAGCGACCACTCCCGCGAGCGCGCCGGCGGTTGTGGAGAACATTGTGGCGGCTTCGCCGCCATTGTTGAGTCCGCCTATGAGTGATGTGATTGCGTTCCAGAGGCCAGTGAGTTGGCTTTTGAGGCTGGCCGTCGCCGAGGCGAGCATCTGGAAGCCGGGGATGTTGGAGATCGTGTCGCCAAGGTTTTTGAGTTTCGCCTGTGTGGCGGGTATCGCGTTCTCGAGACCTTGTTGGAGTGCCGCTCCGACTTTTTGCAGGGTTGGTGTGACGGCTGCGGTGAATGTGTCGATGAGTGGGATGGCTTGGTTGAACAGGCCGCGTAAGCCGTCGAGGACTGGTGTGGCGGCTGTTTCTCCGAGTCGGCTCAACGCGGCTTTCACGTTGGCCAGGGCGCCGGTGAATGTGGTGCCTGCGGATAGTGCGGCGCCGCCTAGGCCTTCCTGCATGGCGTCGGCGAAGGTTTGGAAGTCGATTTTGCCGTCCGAGACCATGTCGGACACTTCGGCGCTGGTCTTGTTCAGGTGCTTGCCGAGCATTTGGAGGACTGGGATGCCGCTCGACATGAGCTGGAGCATGTCGTCGCCCTGGAGTTTGCCTCGGGCGGCGACGGAACCGAAGATCATGCCGATGTCGGTCAGGCTTCTGCCGCTGATCTGCGCGGTGTCGGCCACGGTCTTGAGGACCTTGGTGAGCTGGTCGCCTTCCTTGATGCCGGATGCTGACAGGCTGGCCGCGACGGTCGCGGCGTCACCCAATCCGAACGCGGTGCCTTTGACGGAGGCGAGCGCGTCGTTCATGATTTCGGTGACGCTCGCGCTGTCGTGGCCGAGGCCTTTGAGTTTGGCTTGCGCGTTCTCGATGTTGAGGGCGCGGGTGAAGCCGCCTTTGGCGGCCAATGCGGTGATGCCGCCGGCGAGGGTGGCGATCGCGCCTGTGCCGACCTTGCCGATTTTGCCGAATGCTCCGCCGATCTTCGAGATGAGGGTGCTGGAGCTTTTCTTGGAGGCTTTGTTGACGGCGTCGCCGATGTCGCCTTCGATGCTTTTGCCGAATCCTTTGCCGGATGGTTCGACGTGGACGTATACGACGCCTATGTCCTGTGCTGCCATCGTGTTTCCTTATTCGTAGGTTGGGATTCCGATGGCGGTCGGAGTCAGAGGTCGTCGTTGATGTGGAAGTAGGCTTTGAGCCGTTCCCTGTCCTCGCGTTGACGGCGGGTGAGGTTGTGCGTCGGGGTTGGCGGGCGGAGCGGGTCGTGCTCGTGGTCGAACCATGGGCGTTTGCGTTGTCCGGACAGCGTCCAGACCGCCTGTTCGGCTCCGTCGGGCGCGTAGACGGCGTTCTGCAACGCCATCCACGAGTGGCTCGTATGGTCTTTGAGGATTTCGCGGGTCAACGCCCAGGCGAGTCCCCAATCGACTCGTGGACGTTGGCCTTCAACCCATTCCCGGAAGCGTACGGGCCTGTAGATCTGCCCGTACGCTCGGATCCAGTCGTAGGCTAGTGCCGCGCGATTGTTGTTCCAGAGGTGGGCGAGGTAAACGCTTTTGGGTCCAGTCCGGATTCCTCGGCCCACGCCTTGATGGTCGCGGTGAGGTAGGCCATCGGACGTTTGGTCTTGCGCAGCACGTTCCAGAAGTTCGGCTGCATCGTCTGGAAGTAGGCGAGGAACGTGCTCACGCAGGCCGTGGTTTCCTCGTCGGACAATGCGGGCTTGCTTTTGATCAGGAGGATGGCCTGGACGAGTTCGATGGGCAGTTCCGCGTTGTTGAGGTTCGGCAGGTCGAGTTTGACGCCGGCGACCTCGAGGTGCACGTCGGGTTTGAGCTCTTCCGCTTCGGTCAGGTCTACGTCCACGACATGGTATTCTTTGTCGCTCATGTTGGCTCCGTTCTAATGGTTGGCGGTTGAATGGGTGTCCCGTGCGGCCGACCGCCATCGGCCGCACGGGAAGAATCAATGGGTCACTTGGCGTCTTCAGTGACGAGGCCCCATGCGTGGAACTGTTCGCCGTTGGTGCCCTTGAGCATCTTGAACGTCATGCTGAAGTTCATGATCTCGCTGGATTTCAGGCTCACGTCGTCACGGTCGCTCACCTTCGCGTTGGTGCCGTACAGGAGGAACGGACGGTCCTGCTGGTCGAGCGCGACCAGCACGAGGATCCACTCCTTCTTCAATCCGGCGCCCTTGATGCTGATGCCGCCGTCCGAATCGACGTCCACGTCGAAGTAGGCGGACACGACATCCTTGCGGCCTTCCATGGCGGCCAGTTGGAGGGTCCAGTAGCCCGGATCCGTGTCGGATAGGACGATGTCGCCGTTGTGGGCCTTGTAGTCGGTGCTGTCGCCCGGCTCCGGATGCAGGACGGCGCCGTCCTCCGTGGAGTAGCCGATCGGCTTCTTGCTTGCCGGTGGCGTCCAGTTCACGCCGGTCGGAGCCACGAACGTGCTGTCGCCCTTGGGGAACAGGAACAGCGCGTAGTTTTTGATCAGTCGCACGTTGCCGGAATTGTTGCCGTTGGACACGTACCCGTAGTCGGTCGCTCCCTGTGCGGCCTGCGTGCTGGTTTCGGATGCCGCCTGTTCGACGGCCGTGTTCTTACTATTGTCAGACATTCGTCTGCCTTTCGTTCTTCGAGTGTGGCGGCACGTCTTTTTTTGTTGTGTTTCAGTTGACGGTGACCTCGAGCAGGAGCACTCCGTACGCGCACACCAGCCTCTTGTCCTCGTCAGTCATGCGTACCGGCCCGGATTCGAGTGACGCGCTGATGAGCGGCGCGACGGTTCCGAGCCTGATGATCTCCCTCGCGATTGCCGCCCACAGGCGGGCGGCCTTGTCCCAGTCGCCCGTATGGTCCTCTCTCATGCAGCGCACGCTCAGCCGCAGTCGCACGTACTGCGAGATTGGGGTGCTCATGCCTTGCATGGAGTCGGCCAATGTGGCTTCGGTGAAGGGAGGTTCGAGGTCGTTGCGTTCGATCGTGTCGAACGTCACGTCCGGGAACAGCTCCCGCAGCCTGGGCAGGAGCAGCGGCTCCGTGCGCCGTGGGGTGATGGGGATGCTCATACGCGCATCCTTCCGAGCGTGTCCTCCAATGTGCCGTGCGCCTTCTCCACGGGTGCGGGGCAGAGGATGGCCACGCCGTTTCGGTTCGCGCCGTTATGGTCGCGAACCATGCACCGGCTGTCGGTGACGGCCTCGTTGGCGGCGTCGCGCATGCGGCCCCGCAGGGTCTCGTTCTTCAGCACCTGCTGGCTGAATGCCTTTCGGTTGAACACGAATCTGCATCGTTTGGCCATGGGTTATCCTTCCCGTTCGCCCACGGTGATGACGTCGCCGATGTGGCGTCCGTGGAGGTTGTCCCACACCTGCGGCTTGCCCTTGACGGGCAGCAGCCGGCCCCTGACTTTGATCAGGTCGGTGGCTTGGATGCCGGTCGGTTGGCTACCGCGGATGTGGATCGTGTATTCGATGGTCTGCGGGCTGGCGTTCTCCTCGGTCTGGTCGGTGGTGGAGGTTGGCGCGACCATCGCCTGGAACGTGCCGACGCGGACGGGTTTGCCCTGGATGGGGTTGCCGTCCGTGTCGGTGGTGGACTGGCCGCGCCACACTTCGATGGTTTCCACTAGGACGTCTCCCCCGTTGCCATGTCGACGCTGAACGCGCGCTGAGCGTTGATGCCAAGGATGCGTTTCTCGTCGTCGCGCAGCCAGAGATCGCCGGTGGGCGCTCCGAAACTGTATTGTTCGCTGAAGCTGCCGGTGGTCTGGTTCATCTGCGTGATGCCGCCGGGAATGTCGTACGGGTCGGCCTGCATGATTCTGCGGACGATGTCGCAGGTGATCTTCGTCAGCAGGCGTGGCCGTTCTTTTTGGAGACGTTGCCAGTTCGGGGAGCGTTCCTTGATGTAGTCGGTCACGTCCGCGAGATGCGTGTCGGCCTTCTCACGTTCCTCGTCGGTGAGTTTGTGCCACCTCTGTTCGAGGTCGACGGAGGTGGCGAACACGTCTGGTTCGACAGTCATGTCGGACTCCGTCAGGCGGTGAGCAGGACGAAGCGGTTGATGTCGCGGATACGGAAGCCGACCTCGATTTCGATTCGCACGGCGAACATGTTGTGCTCCCACAGGTTGACCTGCTTGCCGTCGATGGTGATGGACGCCTGGTCGGAGATGCTGGTCTGCATTCCTTCGACGGAACCCCATGCGGCGGAGGAGAATTCTCCGCACACGCCGAGGATCTCTGCCTTGGCCGGTCCCGGTGTCTCGGATACGGCGGGCACGTGAACGCCCTTGCTGATGTAGGTGCGGTTGCCGAGCACGGTGCTCACGTCGGAGGCGGCGGTGCCGTTGAGGAACAGGGGGCGTCCGTTGTTGTCGGTCGCCTGCCGGAGCACACTGCGACCCTGGGTGCTCAACGCCCAACCGTCCACGGTTCCATCCGCTTCGGACACGAGGTCGTCGGCTTTGTTCAGGTTCTTCCACACGTCCTTGCCGATGCTGACGGTCTGCGCGCTCTTCAGGGTGTCGAAGTCCGCACCCGGAGCGTCGACGAGACCCATGATGGTCTTGTCAAACGTGCGGGCGATGGCTCCCGGACCCTTCGCGACCACTTGGTCGTAGAGAGCGCCGAAGTCTCGGCGGAACTGGTTGGAGAACGGCATGATGACCGCGATGGTGTACGGCAGCATGTCCTTCTTGCCGAAGGTGACGCCGCTCTTCGGCTTCTCCGCACCCTCATTGACCCATGCGGCCTCCGGGTCGCCGATGATGATCGGCACGCGAGCACCGTTGCCGGGCAGTTTCATCTCCGGCACGAGCTGCATGAACGCGCTCTGGTATTTTGCGGTCTGCCAGATCTCCGCCTGGGTTTCAGGGGTGAGGTCTAGACCGTTGCTTTTTCGTGTCATGGACGGATCTGTCATGATTTGTCCTTTCAAATGAATGTTTTCGCTGGTTGAATCACAGGAGCGTATTGCTCATGGCGTTGACGAAGTCCTCACGGCTGGAGCGTTTCGCCTTGGCCTGTCCGGTGCGGGCGCTCTGGTCCGCAACCGTGCCGCGGGAACGCATGTCGGCGAACACCTTCATGAGTTTCTCGGCGTATTCGCCAATCTGCTTCTCGTCGTCGCCCGCGAGGACGCTCGGGTCGGTGATGCCGTGTTTGGCCGCGACGTTGGCGCGTATCGTGGAGAGCTCCTTCTCGTGTTCGGCCTGTTTGGCTTCGCTTTTGAGCTTCTCGTTCTCCTCGAGCGCCTTGGAGAGTTTCGATTCGAGGTCGGCAGTCTGTCCGGCCTTCTCCTTGAGCTCCTCGTAGTCGCTTTTCCTGCCGCGTTCCCTGCCGAGACGCTCGTTGATTATGCGGTCGACTTCCTCCTGGGTGAAGGTCCTCAGCTTCGCGTTGTTCACGTCCTTTGGGGCCGGAGAGTGCTGTTCCGGCTCCTGTTGGCCGTCCGCGCCGGTCTGGTTTTCTTCTGCCATGGTTGGTGGCTCCTTTGCTTGTTCTTGGTTTCCACGCCTGACGCCGGCGAGTTGACGGCCATTCTTGTTGGTTTCGCGCATGGCTGCGCCCCGCCCCATCGCTGGGGTGTGAAAGGTAAAAGAAAAGCCATCACGTTTCGACGTGATGGCTTTCTGGGATTCAGAGATTTCCCAGCGCTTTTCTTCGCGCGTATTCGGACCGCAGCTCGTCGGTCGACACATAGTCGCCGACGGACCAGCGCTTCTTTCCTTCGTTCCTGACCCATTCATATTCGTCGTGCGGCATGGAGATATCGCCATACTTGCGTTTGATTTCCGCAAGATGGCGCTCATCGGTGACTTCCTTCAAATCACCGGGCATAAACGTGAAACGGTCGGAACGATCCATAGGCTCAATCATAGCAGTCTCAGATAAACGATCGGTCTGCCGTCGGATGCTCCAAGCCCTTCGAAACGAAGAGCCCTTCCTCTCGGCAGAAGAATTTCGTATTCTCCCGGATGCTGAGTGATCGGCTCCACATATACGCCGGCGCTTCCCGGCGGTACCAGGATTCTTGTGGCGATGCGGTCTTCCCCATCAACGTCAATGCCTCCCTCCTTGATGCTGGTGGCCATGTAGCCGATGTGTTCGAAGGTGCGACCGGTATTCAAATCGAAAAGCGACTCCATGTCGTTGACGTGGAACGTCGACAACCGCATCTGCCTGTCGACCGTGAAACGTTCTCGGGTGATATGGTCGGATATCGCTTCGTCGATGCATTCGACCTGATGGATGACGTCTTTCGACGGGTTTCGTCCGCCGAACAGGTAGCCGTTGATACTTTTGTAGCTGTCTCCGGTCCAATCCATCAAAGCCGCGATCTTCTCGTCGTTGGAGAATCTATCTCCAGGCATCCTGACGCTATAATCCGACAATCTCGATAGTTCGGAAGCACTGATTGGAATCGATTTGCCGCTCCATCGAATCGTCGGTTGGGCAGTCACACCATCATTGACCTCATCGTGATAGATGCGTCTCAATTGGGCTAGCGTGTCACGCCAGTCGCCGTCATCGCCGGCCGCAGCCTTGGCTGCCTGGTACATTTCACGATACTTGTCCGGATCGTATCCTTTGAGTTTGCTGCTGCCCCAGCTTGGCACGATGTCGCAGTCGCAGTCCGTATGGTATTGCATCTGCCGTCCGGCGGTGTCCTCGCTCAGGTAGGCGAAGCCACGCGAGGCGAGCATAAGGCAGAACGCGCATGTCTTAGCCCCTCGCGGCACACGCGCCCAGCGAGGCTTGGTGGGATCGTTGGCCACAGCCCTCTGCATGGTCAGCCGCCCGACGGTCTGAATCAGATTCTGCATGTATTCCAGCGCCTGCTCCTCGTCAGCGAACGTGGGCCACAGGTCGTCGATGGTTCTTCCGGCGTTGTTGTGAACGGCTCCGTTTTCATCTGGAATGACATCCTTGTAGTGCAATCCCATGAAGTCAGTGTTGTTGAAACCGCCTTCCATCTGCCAGACCGCGCGGTCGGCGGTGATGGAAGGCGGCTCGTATTCCGGCATATCGATTCCGCCGTACTGCGCCCACAGGTCGCGTACGTGGCCGTAGTAGTCGGATGCGAGCCTGCTGGCGGCGTCGGCATACCGGTTGATCTCCGCTTTGATGAGCTCCTGGCTTTCACCGTCCCAGACGAGGCCCGAGACACTGTTGCCGGCCTCCTTCTGCAGGCGGCTCATGGTGTCCGTGTAATCCTCGTACAAATCATTGAGGTCGAGTTCAAGCCTTCTGCGTCGTTCCGGCGGCAGGTTCAGACTGTTCGGGCTCATTCATACCGCCTTCCCTCGCCGCCGTATCGGTCTGCTGCTCCGTCTGTTGGCGCATGCCTCGAATCTGATCGAGTACCTGACCGGCCTGGGCCTTGCGCTGGTCGGCCTTCAGCCGGACGATCTCGCTTCGGCTCAATCCGGCGCGTGTCATGCCGACCTCGCTGTTGGCGAACGAGTCGATGCTTCCAGCGAGCTTGCTGAATGCGTCGGCGCTCATGGAGCTCGACGGCGTGTTCGGGTTCTTCCAGTCGACCTGCAGTTTCATCAGCTCCTCGTCGGGCACGGATGGATCCTGCATCCGTGCCACAAGACGGGCTGCCTGCAGGATCGATTCACCGAAATCGCGATCGCAATGGCGCGCCTCGATGATCAGGTCCTCGCGCTGCGCCTCGGTCGCGTCGGCGGATGTCGGGTTCGCGTCGGACACGATGCCGAGCGAGCTGGCGGGAATGTTCATCGCGCTGGCGAACATGGCGGCCCAGCTTTTCAGCATCGTCAAGTGCGGGTCCATGCTGGACGCGGCCAGTTGTGTCACGGTCGGGGACTGCCCGTCGATGTCCTTGCTGATCATGTTGTAGCGACCCATATAAAGCTTTAACGCGTCGTCCGTGCCCAATGAGGCGAGTTCTTCGGAAGTGCCTGTCAGCAGGATTTTTGGGAACGCGTAGAATTCGGCATTCGCTTCGGCGCGCACGATGGTGCGGTTCGCGCCGTCGATGATGGCCATAGCGTCCCGGCTGATGCGGGAGCGTCCGAACGGTTTGACCTCGGTAGCCTTGTAGGCGAGGCGGAACACGCTGCACTCGTTGTCGATGGTGGGTTGCTCATCGTCCACGCGCCACCAGTAGCCGAGACGGCGCTGCACGCTGATGTTGCGGTCGGGCATGTAGAGCACGAGTCCGGTGGCCTCGTTGTTGTCGTCAACGTCGGTGATGGCCATGCACGCCCTGACCCGCCGGTCGGGGTAATCCCAGACGGCGGCCGAGCTTTCCGCGGTATGCGTGCGGATGAGCGGTCTTCCTTCGAAGTCCCGGACGACGCTGAGGAACGAACAGCCGTGAATGAGCGCAGTCTGGATGGCCTGCTGCAGAACGCTAGTGAATCCGATGCGGCTCATGAAGTCCTGCAGTTCGAATGGGTCGTCCACGCCCGGCGAGACGAATCCCTCGAACACGCAAAGCTCGGCGAGCATATCCACAGCCTTGCGCGCCCACCCAAGCGGCGTGTAATGATCCTTGATGGACTTCGGCACAGTCAGTCCAAAATCAACCAGTGGCTCCTTGGCCTCGTAGTAAGCGGTGAGTGTTCGGTTGCGGCTCGCATGGCGCGTCCACACCTCGGCGAGTTCACGCAGCAACGCGTTCTCCTCACCGGAGAGTCCGTCGATGTGCGTCGGTACGACGAGTTTCGGCACCGTTCCGGCTCCTCCCGTAGGTTTCCACCCGTCCGGCGCTGCCGTTGTCTGGATGTCGCTCATTTAGATTCCTCCGATGATCTGTCGTCTTCCCGGATGTCGCTTCGTCGTGCACGCCCCGTACAGGGCGAGTGTGGTGGATACGAGCGGGGTTATGTCGATGTCACTGCCGAGTTTGTTCCAGGCGATCGCGCCGGACTGTCCCAATGGGCGCGTGGTCGCGCCCTTGACGGCTGCGGCCAGCTGCGGCTGGTATTCGTCCCGCGGGTGCTTGAGCGTTCCGGCTTTGAGCATGTCGAGGAACCGGCCGCATGCTCGGCCCATCTCCTGCATGTTCGTGACCGTGACCTTCACATGTGCTTTCTTCAGTTCCGGCAGCAGGCTCATGGCGGGCGACTGCGCGTCGATGACCACGCTGGCGGTCTTCGGCCAATGTTCGGCGAGCCAGTCCACGGCCCACATGGTTCCCGCCTGCCGCGCGTCCTTGATGTTCGCCATCTGGACGATGGCCGAACCGTCCGCGTATCGTAGCGCCGCTCCGATGGTCAGCACGCTCCTGTCCGGAGGCATGTCGATGCCGAAGCTCATCGTGCCGCCCTCGGGCACGTCGTCGACGGCCGCGGCCTGCCACAGGTCGGGACTGATGGCGTATGCGGTGGCGGTCTCGTCCCATATGCCAAGCGCCTCACGACGGAATGAATCGTCCGACAGGTTGTTGCGCATGCGCATGATTGCCTGTTCGCTTGTACGTTTCGGATAGCTGGGATTCGCTTTAGCCCACTGTTCGCGGTCGTCCGAATCCGCGTCCTTGTCGGCGGCAAGCTCCACGTAGAGGAGGTTTCCGTCATGGTTCAGCGCGTGCATGCGTTTCTCCGTGAACGCCTCGCACTGGTCTCCCGGCTTGGGTGGATTGCCCATATACACGACCAGGGGGTTAGGACTCGTGTTCAAAACCGGAATCATGTTGTCCATCGCGCGCACTGTGAGGATCTGCGCTTCGTCGAACACGGCCACGTCCACGCTGTGCAATCCTCGGCCGAAGCCGTTCTCGCGGGCGCCGAACATGATGCGGCTGCCGGACGTGAACGTGATCTCCTGTTGGCCGTTTGCTCTGCGGATGCGTTCCACGTACCGGCCGAGCACTGGATTATGCTCCATCTCGCACATGTCCGCGAATGTCTCGTCGCTGGTGCGCGTATGGTGGGCGGTCCAGATGGCTTTCAGGTTCGGTGTGAGTATCGCCTTGAGGAACAACGCGGTGCCGACGGTGAAGGTTTTGCCGATCTGCCTGCAGCTGGACAGCACGGCGCCGTCCGCGCCACACGCATACTTGCCTTCCGCGTTCTTGGCGAACAGAAGCCACAAGAAGCCCTGCTGCCACAAGTCGAAACGGATGCCGGCCTTGCGCGCGGCTTTGTTGATTCGCGTGAACTCGCTGCCAACGATGCCTTCCGGCTGGCGGAGGACCTTGGCGATTTCAGACAATCGACGCTCCGACATCGTCCGTCACCTCGTCTTCCTCATCGTCCAACAGGTCGGTCAGACCTCCGCCCTGGAGTGATTCGATGCGTTCGCATACGTCGATGAGCTGGCGGCTGATCGCAGGCAGTGCGTTTGCCGGTGTGGACGTGTCATCCATGGCCTTCTGCAGTCGGTCACGGTTGGCGCGCAGCATGTCCAGCATGCTGCCGTCCATCATCCTCTCGAAGCTCCGCTGGTCGAGATCCCTTTCCGGCTTCTGTTTCGTTTCCACGGCTTTGACGGGCGGCTTACCGTTCCGGTCCTGTGCGGGCCGATTCTTTTTCCGACGCCGATAGTCTTTCTGCCTGCATTTCGCGGAGCAATATTTCTGTTGGCTGCCCTTACCACTTGGCCTAAATTGCTTACCGCATACTTCGCAAATCATTGCGTTTCCTTCATTCCAAAACCAGTGAGGAACCCGAGTTCTTCGCGCAATCTTGTTGCAGCAGCTTCCGCCCGTGCAAGCGTCTTGAATGGACCTCTCTTGTATGCCTTCCTATTCTTGATAACCTCAACTTGCCATGCTTTTCGATCGTTACGCCAGTAGACACCACGGATTCCGGATTTGCTGTTCTTATTACAGGAAACACGATATTCGGAATTCTCCTGAACCGTTACTGTTCTCAAATGGTCTGGATTAACGCATGAACGGTTGTGACAGATATGATCAATCACCATCCCATCTGGGATAAACATGTTATGAGTCAATGCATATGCGAAGCGATGTGCCGGAACGGACGTCTTTGCCAGACGGAATGTGCCATATCCCTTTGGGTGATGAGCACCGTTCCATTCCCAACATTTACTAGGGTCAGTGCTTCTGAAGTATTTATTAAATCGTTCTATGTCAGATGCTGACGCTTTGAAAAAGGCCATATTCCGCCTTTCATTCAACGTATGCGTAACACAATTCGTTACGCTTAAATTTCAAGAGAAATATCGGCACTGCACCCGAGGCGACCGGGAGGGGGCATACCCGGGGTCCCCGCCCTGGTATCGGAGTCAGATGCCGAACGTTTTGAACGGCATCGAGCTTGCTTTCACTTCCTGTCTGCCAGCCAGCAGCGCTCGTGCGTGTTCGTCTGTCTTGTCGCTCTTGAACCTGTTGCATCTGCGGTGCGTGAGCCTGCAGTTAGTGAAGCTGTATGGATCACCGCCACGTGAGACCGGTACGAGCTCGTCGACTTCGGCGCTCATCGGATGTGGTGTCTTCAATGTCTTGTCGACTGGCTTGCCACAGATGGCACACACGTCGTATGCGGCCAGCACTCTTGCCCTGAGCTGTCTGCGCCGCCAGCCGTTGCTGACACGCTCGTTACGCCGCTTGCTCATGTGGCCTCCCCACATGTATGAGCCCCGGGGTGTCATGGATGCATCAATGATTATCTTCGCCGTTGGCTTGCTGGAATGCCGGTATAGGGGCTCCCGTATATGGACACTCCCGTGTCTTGTGTAGGGGCTCCCCATCATCTGCGAATACCCCTACCCCGGGTTTGTTTCATGGGTGCCTTCGGCGGGATTCGAACCCGCGTCCACACGCGGCCACAAGGAAGAGAATCCAATAAAGACTCGCGGCCGGTACGATCTACCACTGATTCCTACGAAGGCATACCGGCAGGCGGATTTGAGCATCACCGCATCACGGAAGCACGGGATTGGCTTGCCTGCCACATTGGGGTATGTCCACTCTGACGGGAGTGGGCGGAGCGTGTCCGATATGCCGTTCGGACAGGACGGTGTTACGCAACCCAAGGAGTTAGGAGAATCCAAGGTGGATATGAAAAGGGTTCAAACCGCATGTCTTCGGTTTGAACCCTCTAATCCACTGACAATTGTGCGTTGCACTTTCGATTTTGTCAAATCGAGTCGCGTCGCACGACCTGTCCATGCACATCGGAAAGCCTGTACAACGGCTGCCCCTTCACGTTTTCACCAACCGGCTGGAGCCTGCCGCGCTTGCGCCATGAGCGAATCGTGTTCGCATTGCACTGGAATCCGCATTCGCGCAGCAGCTCCGCGCACTCCCCCGCCGTGAACGCGCGTCCCGACCGAACGCATTCCCTCAGAAACCCCAACCGCACATCCGCCACAAGGTAAGTGTTGCCACACACGGGACATGCAACGCTTACCGCGCCGACCGCCGCTGTCAATTCGACTCCGCACAGCGGGTTCGGGCATCTTCCGATGCCATGTTTCGCAGGCGGCACGTCGATGATGTCCAGCGTCTTTCGAACCATCGACTCCCACTCATGGTAGAAGTCGGCGATATCAGGCATGCGGCGCAGTCGAGGACTGCCGGCGCAGACACGCAGCATGTCCACCAGCGGCGGATGCACGCCACAGGTAGCCCAAGGCATGGCAGGCGGAGCATACAACCGGCGCCAGAGTGCGATCGCGGCATCCTCGATGTCCTGCATGTGGTCGAGCACCGGCAATCGGATTGGCGTCGGCGCGGCTGGAAGGTTGACGCGTCCAGGCTGGCGGCCTCCGTAATGCGCGGTCGAGTCCAGGAACTCATGTAGCGAATCCAACCATGATGGATATTCCCGCAGCCAGCCACGCATCAGCCCATCGCATCTCGCGCACATGGTGTCGCCGACAGCGCATCCTCCGCCGCAGACGAGGCACACACCGGCGAGCGCTGGTGTTGTTTGGCTGGTGTTTGTTGTGGTGTTGGTGGTAGTTGGTTGGGATTCGTTGGTTGGTTCGTACATTTGTTCGATTCCCTCCGGCGTGGTAGTCTGGTTTGTGGTAATGCCAGAGCCCGGCCGGAAGGTCGGGTTCTTTGTTTATTCGGTGGCGGAGTCCTGTTTTTCGAGGTTGACGTGTTCGATCTTGGCTCTATGGCGGAGCAGATTGGCGTATGCGTCCATGACATCAAGCTGCCTGCTTAACAGAGTGATCGGGCAGGTGGGCTCGAAGTCGAGCGTGCCATCCGCATACCTTTGCAGCATGTCCCTGAGCCTGCCGGCGCGGACGGTCAACTCCCGGTACTCGACACGCATGCGGTCCTGGTAGCCGGAGGCCTTGGCGCTCGCGGGTTCTGCTTGGTCGGCGGCGGCGAGCACTTCGATGGCTTGGCGCAGGTATCCGTCGCGGATCCATTTGGATGCGGTCCGCCATTCCTCATGGATGATTTCGGTGGAGTCCTTGCGGAGCGCCCATTTGAGCCCGAACAGACGTTCGGCTACGGCTTCGGTGCGCGCGTCGATCGGCGGCAGTGGCGGGTCTAGTGTTTCCTCACTCATTTCGTTTCCTTCCTCTTTTGATTGTGCATGGTCTTCCAGGTCTTGTGTCGCAGCAGCCACACCACCCATTCGGGCAGTTCGGTCCAGATGGTCAGATGTGAGGACGCGGCGTATAGCTTCCACCACCTGCCGCAGATGACGCAATGCTCTATCCTGCGCAGGCTGTCCTCGTATTGCGCCGGACCTATGCCGTTGCTCGCGCAGATGAATATCCCGACCGCGCTACGGCATGCATGCGGCGAGCGCCGTTTGTTACGACTGATGCCGTGCATCATTCCGCCTCCTTACCGAGGATGTAGACGAGCGTCGGCGGCAGTGACGGTTCGAAGCATGTGTTCGGCGGTACCTTGTACTCGCCTTTCCCATTGAGTCCAGGCAGCACGTCGGTCCGCACCACACTCCACCCCTCGGAAAGCAGGCTTTCGAGCGTTCCGGCGTTGTTCAGCGTGAGCGTCCATGCGTCCCTGTCGGTCGTGTATGTGAGCGGCACTACCTTAAATTTCCAACTCACTGCTCCGTCTCCTTCTGCTCGTCCAGCCACCTTTCGAACAGCCGGTACATGTCCAACGAAATGGCCCTCACCGGCTGGAACTTCATCCGCCACATGCAGCCGGCACACACCTCCGAAGCGGTCTTCGCCTGATCCATATAGGCAAGATGCACGGCATAGACCGGACTGGACACCCGCCTGCCACACAAATCGCACGTGTGCATATCCTGCGTGACCAACTCATCACGCTGAGGCAGGAACGGGTTCAGCGCGTCCCGCTCATCCATGGCATCGGCGAGCGCCTCCCGAATCTTGTCCCTGGCATTGAGATAGGCGTGGTATCGAATCGACGCGCTTTCCTCAAGAGGTCGATTGCCATAACGCATCCCCGCGCTCGCCGCCTCGTATTCCTGGGCGATGAGTTTGTTGAGTGTACTGATGGCGATGTCTGCGTCGCTGTTTCTCATTGCTGTTCCTTTTCCTTGTCGTGTTCCGCCGACCATCTGAGCAGGGCGTTGACGGCGATTTCGCACGCCTGCCGGTGGCGGCGATGGCGTGGGCCGGGGTCGACGTCTTGGACGCATTGCCGCATCCCGCGAGCGCGGTGCAGAGGGTGAGGGTTATGGCGGTGAGGGCGGCGCATATGGTGTTTCTCATTGGTTTCATTCCTTTCCGTAGATGGCGAGGCTTCGTATGCCGTCGCCCATGCTGTTGAAACATGTGTTCGGATCATGGTCGATGATGTCGTTTCCGATGCCCTGGAAGCGGAGGCTGGCGGTGCCGTCCGGATGTCGGATGAGTTCGAGCCGGCCGTCGATGATGACGTCCTGGTCGGTTTGGGCGATGCAGCGGCGGCCGATCAGGATGGCCGGGTCGGCCGACCGCCATTTATGCAGCGGCACGTTGACGCTCACCGCGGCTCCTCGCCTTCGTTTCCGCCTTGGGCGTCCTTTCCGGCCGCGTCGTAGCCTTCGTCGTACACGTCGTCGAGCAGCGTCTGGAACTCGGGAGAGGCGAAGAACGTTCTGATGGCGTCCTTGGCCACGCGCCTCCATGGCTCTTTGCCCTCCATGGGCATCTCGTTCCATGGGCGTGGATGGCGGCGGCCGTTGCTATACCAGCGCAGATAGATGGCCTCGGCCACCTTGTTCTGCGTCTCCAGACCGATCGGAATGGCCTCCTGGTCTGCCATGATGACTCCTTTCAATATGTTTCCGGCGGTTCCGGCGCGGTACGGTCCGCAATGATGTAGGCGGCGAGCGCGACGCAGAAGGTGAGGATGATGAGCAGGACATGCAGGGCGAGCCATTGGATGGGGATCCAGTGGTGGAGGCCGATGCCGATGATCGGCCGGATGATGGCGTGCGGCACGAGCAGCAGCGCGGCGAGGGAGAACAGCGTGGCGAACCAGTCGCCGACGCGGTTGGAGATGCGGTTGATGGTCTGTTTCATTCCGAGGTTCCTTTCATAGTTGGTTTGGTACGGTTCATGGCCTGTTGGCCATCCAGCCGATCAGGATGGCGGCACACATGAGAATCACTGCCGAGATGCTCATCACCTTGCTGCTTCCGTGGCGACGTATCGGACCGGATGGGCGGCCAGGTGGCGGATGATGCCCGCGTATTGGCGGATGTCACGGTCGAGGCATGTGCCGGTGCGGTGGGCGCTGGCTGCAGGCGTCTCCTCTTCCGGTTTCACATCCCAGCCGGCGGCTTCGAGACTGTCGCGGAGGGTGGCCATGTCGATGCGGTGGTAGTGCAGCGGGAGGTTCGGGCAGAGTCGGCCGATGAAGTCGAGGTCGAACTGCGGGTTGCTGCCTGCCGGATGGAGGATGAACGATTGCGCGAGGCTGTCGACGTATTCCTCGAGCGCGTTCGCCGTCGCCGCTTCCGTATATCCGGCGTCGAGTGCGCCTTCGAGCAGTCCATTGGCGCAGTGCATGCGCCACGCCTCGAGGTTCCCGTCCGTAATGGACGCCTTGCGGCCTTTCAGTCCGATGACGCGGCGGAAACCTCCGACGCACCGCACGCCTCTCATGTCGGTGCAACGCATTTCCACCTCGAGGATCCTGTCACGGTCCGGGTCGAGCCCCGTGGTCTCCACGTCCATCCACAGCAGCATGTCCTCTTTGGCTTTTTCCTCGCTCATCATTGGTTTCCTTTCGTTCGGAGGAGAATGATTTCGGTCTGCGTGAGCGGTGTCGCGGTACCATCCATGTTCAGCAGCATCCACCGGCCTTCCCAGTCGAACACCGGCACATCACGCGGATCCGCGCCGAACGGAACAATCAATCCCAGTCGCTCCGCCTCGGCCACATGCTGGTGAACCCACCCATGGCAGCCGGTCGTGCCCGAACCGCACAATTCGACGATGTTGGCCGGACTGTGCCGCACATCCGGATCCGCCGCCCGACGCAACTGACGGTGATGGCCGGAGCGTCCAGGCCAGCATGACGGGTCATGGATGTTCGTCCCGCAACGCAGGCAATGCCAACCCTGACGCTCCAAAGCGGCACGCTTGGAATCATCGAACTCACTCACAACGCACCCCCTCCTGCATCAGGCCGTCAACCAGCACCAAGCACGAGGTGCAATTGGCCCTCAACCCGGCCGCCATCGCCACGATGCCGTCATCCGCCCTGCCACCGGCGAGCGCTCGCAGTTCGATTGTGCTGGCGGTCTGGGCGGTGTCGGTGAGGAGTTGGGCGAGTTTGTCGAGTTGTTCCCTGGTCATTGGTTGTTCTCCTCGTCTTCTTCGTTTTCGTCGGCTTCGCTGATGGCGGCGGCGAGCTGGTCGAGGTGGCTGGTTTCGTCGTCGGCGGGCGTGTAGCCGAGGTCTTGGAGGATCTGGTAGTAGCCGGGGATGCGTCTGCTGGTGTCGTTGACGGTGGTCCAGTCGGTCGGGTCGATGAACCATTCGATGCGTGCGGCGAGGATGGATGCTGCTTCCAGTGGCCAGTCGGCGGTCTGCAGGCTGATGCGCGCGGCCGTGGGGGCGTCCTCGGCGGCGATGCCGCTGATCTTCTCGTATTCCTTGCGGCTGCCGCTGTGTTCGCTCCAGCTGGTGAGGGCGTCGGTGAAGCCGTTTGGGAAGGGGTCGATAATCTGCAGGAGTCCGAGCCGGGCCGTGGTTTCGATGAGCTTGTCGCGTTTGATGCCGTGGAGATGGCCGTGGAGCCATGCCATGCGCTTGTCTGCTGATGCGGCGGCGTATTCCTCGAGCGCGTGCCGGCGGGCGTCGCGTTCGGCCTGTTCGGCGGCTCGTCGGGCTTCCTTTTCGGCGTCGGCGGTCTTGTCGCGGCGGGTCCAGAGGTAGACCTGCTGCGAGACCGTGTGGATGGATACGGCTGCGGGGTTCAGTTCGCGGATCTTCTCGATGGTTTCTTCGGGGGTGCCGGTGGATGGGAACATGCAGCCGGCGTATCGCCATTCCGGGTCGCTGTAGGGCTTTTCGGGGTCGGGGATGAGGTTGATGCCGTTGTCGGGCTCCACGAGGAGCGCGGCGACCGATTCGACCCATTGCCGGTCGCTGTCGTCGCGTTCGATGTTGCGGAGGATGTAGTCGAAGTTCGAGGTGCCGGCCGCCTGCGCGAGCTCCTTCTGCCTGTCCGGCTGGCCGTCATATCGCGCTATGGCCACGAGCTGACCGATGGAGATCTGGCCGAAATCGTCGCGGGATGCTCTGACCTCGGTCTTGATGCTGGCGGCCTTGGCACGGTCACGCACATAGTCGGCGCTTCGGCCGAGCCTGTGGGCGACGCTGGCGGTGGTGGCTCCGAGGTCGAGCATGCCCTGGATGGCGTCAGCCTCCTCCAACACGGTGAGCTGTTCGCGCTGGCAGTTCTCGGTGACCATGGCCTCCAACTGCTGCAATGGGCCGAGCTGGAGCACGAAGCATGGGACGGCTACGATTCCGGCCTGTTTGCATGCGGCGAGCCTGCGGTGGCCGGCGATGACCCTGTAGCGCTCGCCGTTGGGTACGACGCTGAGGGGTGTGAGGAGGCCGTTGGTTTTGATGCTGGCGGCGAGGTCGGTCACGTCGCCGATGTTTTTGCGTGGATTGTCGGGGTGGGGGTCGATCAGGCTCGTGTTGATGAGCTTGATCTGGTTGCTTTGGTAGCTGCTCATTGCTTCTCCTTGCTGGTTTGTTGTTGGTTGAGTTCGTCTGCGCACGCCTGGCATGCCTTCCACCATTCGCTTGGGTTGCCGTTGCGGAGGCTTCCGGTGTGGTCGTATTCGTCCTCGTGCGGGTCCATGAGCTGGTGGACGTGTTCGCAGTTCCAGGTGTGCTTGTGGCGTGGTGTTGGCGTGACTGGTTCGGGTGCCCAGGTCTCCCATTGGTCGCGGAGCCATGTGTTGAGCCGTGGGATGTGGCCGCTGCGGATTTGGCCGTCGTTGACGGCGTGCTTGTAGCGGCGGAGCGCGGTCTGGAGTCGGGTCAGTTCGACGGGGTTTCCGGCGATGGCCGCGTACAGGGCTCTGGCTTCGACTTCGGTCTTGCGGCCTTTCGCGCCGACGGATCCGGGATAGGTTTCGGCGAAATGGTCGAAGCCGGATTCCGGCGTGGCGGGTTGCTTCGGTTTGCCGGCGGGAGGGGTCGGAGAGGGTATATCGGTATCGGTATCGGTTTTATGCCATGTTTTTGCTTGGCTGTCCCCTAGCAACTTGCTAGAAGGTTTGCTACCGTTTTGCTCTCCGTTTGCTTGGCTGTTTTCCGGCAAGTCGCCCGACGTTTGCTTGGCCTTTTGGTTGGCGGCCTTACGGCGGCCTCCCTTGCTTCCGGCTTTTCGGCGCGCCTCGCGTTGCTCTTCGGTCAGCACTCGTGGCTCCCTGCAGATGCCTTCGGCGTAGACGGGACGCCATCCGCCGTCGTGCTCCTCCATGAGTCCCGCATCGATGAGCTGCTGGAGCTGGCGCATGGTGCCTCCGGCGTCCTTGAGGTCGAGCTGGTCGAAGTGGCCGGGATACGCCGACGGGTCCTTCGATTGCATCGAGACGCCTTTGGAGTGGATGACGCAGAGTTTGACCCACAGGCCCACGGTGGCGAGCGGTAGGCGTCGGATGCGCCTGTCGTCGGCCATCTGGTCGTCGATGATGAACCACATTCTTCTTCTCCTTCCGTGGTTCGGGTTCCTTGGAGGCTTAGCCGATCTCGCCGGTGTCCGGGTCGATGGACGCCTCCACGTCGCCATCCTCCATGTCGAGGCTGCGGCGCAGGTCGTCGATGAGGATCATCTGCCGTGACGTGGCGGGCTTGGCGCACATGTTCTCCATGGCCAGGCCGGCGTCGAGGATGCGCTGAGCGAGGTCTGCTCAGTCGTACACGGCTTCGGTGATGGCGTGGATGCCGCCCCACTTATCGATGTGCTCCTGCTTGTTTTTGGTGTCCATGACGTTGCGGCATGCCTTGAGCACGACGGCCGCGGCCTTGGTGACCTGCTGCGTCTTGCCGATGAGGTCGATGAGCGTGTCAGGTGTCGCTTCCTGCGGGATGAGCGCCTGCTGTTCGCTGGCTTTCATTGCTTCCTCCTTTAGAATTCCGGTTCCGGATCCGGTTTGCCGAAGTCCCCAAATGACGATTGGTCGGCCGCCGGCGCGCCCCACGGATCATCGGCCGGCGGCGCGGCGGGTTGCTGTGTCTGCGCCGACTGTTGCGGCCGTTGGCTCCAGCCACCGACGCCGGTGTTGACGGTCGGCTGCGGCGATGCGGGGTTGCCGTAGACGGGACCGCCCTGGCGGCTGATGCGGGCGACCTGCGCCGTCGCGTACCGCAGCGATGGCCCGATTTCGTCGACCTGCAGCTCCACGACGGTCCGATTGGTGCCGTCCTGCGCCTGATACGAGTGCTGCTTGAGCCTGCCTTGGGCGATGACCCGCATACCCTTGGACAAAGATTGGATGCAATGCTGCGCGAGGTCGTTCCATGCCGAACAGCGGAGGAAGAGCGCGTCTCCGTCCTCGTACTGTCCGGTCTGCCGGTTGTACTGGCGTGGCGTGTTGGCGATGGTGAAGCTGGCGACCTGCGCGCCCTGGCCGGTGGTCCTCAGTTCCGGATCCGCGGTGAGGTTGCCGACGATGGTGATGACGGTCTCCCCTATGGCCATGTCAGGCTCCCTTCACATATCCAGCCGGTTCCGGGCCGAGCTGGCTTGGATCCTTGGCCTTCCACGCGCATTTCGCGCGCAGGCATCCGGCCTCGCGGTCGATGACGATCTCGCCGAAGCGCGCCGGCGCGACCATGGTGAGGTTCCAGCCACGGTCGCGGTTGAGCGCGCTGATGGTCTCGTACAGTTCGCCGATCAGCTCGGCGGACGTCATGCCGACGCTGGCGGGCGTGAGCGGCCATTCGAACCACTTCTCGCCTTCCGGCCTGCTTGGTGTTTTGCTTGGCAACGTTTGCCTCCTTTGGATTGATGTCGTGCCGGGACGCGGATTCGAACCGCGCATCCATCCGCCGACGTGACCTCAACACGCCGATCCATGGCGCCCGCATCCTGTCGCGGGCCCCGGCGAAGGCCGGACGGGAGGAGAAGAGAGAAGATGACCCGTCCGGCTGGTTTTAACGTCTTTTCCTTGACGCGCGGGCGGTTCCGGCATGGCCGCGCATGACGAACCACGTCCATGCCGCAATGTGTGCGGAACCGTCCAAGTCCTTCACTGCCGTTGCTCGTCCAGCCAGCGCGCGAAGCGGGGGGGCGGAGCACAGGCGGCGCATGATGACGGCCGTCGGGATGAGCACCGCGAACGGCGCGGCGATGAGATGTTCGATCGGGTGCATGCACGCCGGCGTGCAATACAGCACCCACATGGCCAGTAGCCACACCGCGAACAGCAGCTGGTGCAGGATGACGTGGGCAAGGGCCTTCATCACATCAGCTCCTTGTTGATGGTGTCGATAACGATGTCCACGAGGTCGGCCACGTCGAGGTCGACGTATCCGACGATGTGACCGAGCGAACGCCTTGCTTCGATTTCGTCCCATAAGTCGCCGCAGGCCGGACTGATGGCGTCGCCATGGTCCTCAAATTCCCTGAATATCGCTTCGACGCAGGCTTTGCGGATGGCGTTCATTTGTCCTCCTTTTCTTCACATGGGTCAGGCCACGGGGTATCGGTACGCCAGTCGTTGTCGGTCATCACGCGCCCACCTCTTCCTCGTATTCGGCCGTGCACTGGTACAGGTGTTGCGCGAAATAGGCGATCATCTGCTCCTTCGGATACATGACGATTCGTCCTACCTTCACGAACTTCGGGCCGATGCCCGCGCTACGCCAGTACGCCAGGGTGCCTTCCTTGATGCCGCAGTTGTCCGCGATGTCCTTCGTTGTGTTCATCGGCTTCAACGCCGCCGCCAATGCGGCGAACACCTCTTTGTCATCCATCACGCGCCTGCTCCTTTCATGCGTTGGTAAGCGCCGATTGCTTTTCCGACGTGTTTCGTTTGAGGGCCTTCCTGCCGAGTGGGAGAATGAGCAGACCCGCGCAAAGAAGGGAGGTGATAACATGCAACGCGATCCAGTGAATTCCGCTAATGACGCGAAGGCCTACGCACAATCCGGAAACATTCAGCAGGCCATCGTGTCGCTGGCCGATGCCGTGCAGGGCATCGCCGAATACCAGCGGTACATCCGGAACGACCAGTTGAAGATCAAACGTGCGCTGAATATCAGCTGACGTTCGGCCGTCCGCGTGAGAGAGTTCCAATTCCTCGCGGACGGCTTTCCTTATCGCGCCCAGCATCGCCGGGTGCAGGCGTTCGAACTCCTCAACGGAAATCGGGTTCGTGGATTCGTCCGGTGTCTCGGCCGGAATATTGATGCTCATTTCGGATTCTCCTTTCGATTCATGCGTCAGCGACTTATGATTTTTTGTCTCTGACGAAGAACTCACTGACATCACACCCAATCGCTTCAGCAATTTGATGCAATTCACGAACAGTGAATGGCGATGACGCTGGATATCTAAGCCTCCTTGTCAATGTGACTCGAGGGATTCCAGACTTCTCCGACGCCTCAGAAACGCTGAATTTCGCACTGGAAAGAGCCTTGTCAACTCGTTTTGCAACTGTTGCTGAATACTTCATGCTGTCCATGCTTTGCATACTAATGCCCATTTGGGCAGTATGCAAGTGCGACACGCCCAAACGGGCAGTTGTTAGCAAATTTACAGTCGTTATACTGTCCATATGGACATTAATGAAGCAACAGCTAAAGCAATTGCTGCAGAACGTTCTGCAGCAGGATTAACCATCAAAGAGCTTTCGGAGAAGTCTGGCGTACCAGAGCGAACGCTAATCAGAATGCTGAAAAACGAGCGCGACATCAAAGTAACGCAAATAGCTCAGCTAGCAGAAGTTTTCGGTATTAATCCACATGAACTCATTGAGGAAGCCGAGAAATTCATTGCTAGAGCCGCGCGCAATGAAGCTCGCGAGCGCGAGTCCCAAATCACCGATGATCTCATCGACCGTATCGCCGCGCACCCCGAAGACTATGACGTGGCCGCCAACAGGGATCCGAACGCACGCCTCGAAGCCGAGACGCCCGACGAGTGAGAGGAGTGAATAATGGGTTTCAGGGTCAATCGCAGGATCAGCCTGGGCAAGAACGTCCGGGTGAATATCGGTAAAAGAGGCATCAGCACGTCCGTGAAGATGGGACCGGTCACAGTCAATTCGAGGGGACGTAAGACCGTCCATGTGGCAAAGGGCGTCTCATATACCATCAATCCGAAGACGAAAAGAAACACCGCTCCGCAGCGGAGGTCAACTGTCGAAAGCAAGCAACAGGCGAGTTATGCTCCCTCATCTGCAGGCAGCACGCCACATGAGCCTCGCCCAAAGACTTTGAAGCAGCTCGAGATCCAGTACAAGGCATATAACGTCCTTCTCTGGGTGATGTACGCGCTGACCGCGTTCACCATTCTCATGTGCTTCTTCAGCCCGGTCATGCTCGTCTTCGCCATCCCGTTCACGCTGATGTCAAAAGGCTTCACCAAGCTCAGGGCGACGCTCAGGAAACAGCTAGAAGAGAGACGAGCCGACGACGCGTCTCCGAAGGCCACAGACATGGAGCCACGGATGAGTGAAAGGAACGCAAATGACTGAATACAACCTGTATTGCGATGAAAGCTGTCATCTGGAACATGACGACAGCGACGTGATGGTCCTTGGAGCCCTCATTATCCCCAAGGATAAAAGGCAGGAAATCACAGAGAATATTCTCCAGATCAAGGCACGTTACGGTGTCAAGGCACGCACGGAAGTGAAGTGGACGAAGGCCAGCATGCCGAAAATCGACCTGTACAAGGATTTGCTGAACTGCTTCTTCCTGGATGACGACATGAGGTTCCGTGTTCTGGTGGCCAAGAAGACACATCTGAATCATGAGGCATGGTCCCAGTCACACAACGATTGGTACTACAAGATGTATTTCACCATGCTGAACAGGCTGTTCGATTCCACGAACACCTACAACGTGTACGTGGACATCAAGGACACGCACTCCGCGCAACGTACCGAGAAACTGGAGGAAGTGCTAGCAAACAGCCACTACGACTTCAACCACGAATGCATCAAGAAAGTGCAACCAATCCGTTCAGACGAAGTGCAAATGATGCAAATCACCGACGTGATCAACGGAGCCGTATGCAGGGCGAACCGGACGACCATCCCCCAACCATCAGGCGCGAAAGCTGAAATCATCGACTACATACGCATGAGATCAAAGCTCCGACTCACCCAGTCAACGACCTTGGGCACGCGCAAGTTCAACATCTTCGTCTGGGAAGGACGGAACGCATGACACCGCATTGGACACCGGAGCTCGTAACCAAATCCCCGATAGAAGACTTTGCCGTATATGAGGATAGGATTTATGCAATCTTCAGACATGACTTCATAGATTCACATCCATCATTCGACGGCCTCAGAGTTTCCGTACGCCGCCAGAAAGAGGAGACCGACGGAAAATGGGCTGGGTTTTTCCACATCACCAGCGTCGAAGACTACACAACCGGCGAGAGGAATGTCGATCTGCGTAGATGTGAGCGGATCAGGTTTCCACGGAAGACGATTGACAACGCAAAGGATTGTCCGCAATGCCATTATGAGGTATGTGATGCGCCATTAATCTGGAGGAAGCATAAGCATGGCCGCGATAGGTTATATATCCTCATTGAATCAGAACGGTATCTAGTCGTGCTGGAACCACATAAGGACAGAGGCTACTGCATGTTGGTCACCGCCTACTACGTCGACCATGATCATAGCTTCAACAAACTTCTGAAAGAATATGATCAGTCAAGTTTGAACGGGAATTGCGTTCAATAAAAAGCAAGGGCCGCCGCAGCGACCCTGGAGACTCCTTCTACAACTCGGTAGATGAGCTGATTCAAGCATCACATACGACACTCCAACTGTCAAGCAGAACTTGACAAACAGCAAAAAAGTACTTCTCGAAAAACAATACTTCCGGAAGAGAGGAATGTGGATAACAAGACCATCGCGGAGCTTCACCGGAACGCGGAATCCATGGGTCTGTCAGTCATGTCACGCGACCTTCCCCGTGACATATGCGGCCTATACGACGATCGACACAAACTCATTCTGCTGGCCGACTGGCTCAACCAGCGCCAGCGCCGTTGCACGCTGTGCCATGAGCTCATCCACGCGAAACACCACGATCCAGGCTGTGGTAGCCAATACGGGTTGAAGTGCGAGCGCCGGTGTCGCAGGGAGACCGCGCTGGCGTTGATCAGTCCCGTGGACTATGGCATGGTGGAGCAGATATACGAAGGCAATACGTGGATGATGGCCGTGGAATTGGGCGTCACCATCCAAGTACTGTCGGACTATCGGCAGCTGTTGTACGATTCCGGCGTGTGCGTGCAATAAAAGAAGCTCAGCGTCCACATACCGCGACGGGAAACAAAAAAGGGTCCCGCCCGAACACAGTCGGACGGAACCCAAGGAACCAACAATCAGCATTTCCGTTTTCACCAAAATGAGGCTCCACGCACAGTGTAGCGCGGATCCTCGGAAAGAGACAACCATGGCCAGAGCGTTCGTAGACGACAGATGGCTCAAAAACGACGAGGACGGCAACCCGCCCAGCAGGGCCGCGAAACAGTCGCTGGCCAATGCGAAGGATCCGATGAAAGCCAATGTGCCCGGCAAATGGCGGTCCGCGCTGTACGGCCAAGGCTCACGGTGGAGATGCCGCTGGTACACGCTTCGAGACGGCAAACGCGTCCAGAAATCACGGAACTTCGCCAAGCTCCGTGACGCTGAGGAATACGCAGCGGCCATCGAGGACGACATCAGACGCGGCAAATACCGCGACCCGCAGCAGGAACTACGCATCTTCCGGGACGTTGCCTCCGAATGGACGGACGGCAAGATGGATATCAAACAGGGCACTTTGGGCAGATACCGCCGCGAATTGCGCGTTTATATCAACCCCAAGTGGGGCGATCGCACACTGAGGGAAATCCAACGCGACGAACTGCAACAGTGGGTCACGCAGCTCACCGAAGGCGGGTATCCCGCCGAACTGCAGGACGATCGCGAATCGAAGCCATTGAGTCCACGCAGCATCCGCAACATCGTCAAGGTCGTCATGGGCGGTGTCATGGAATTCGCTTTGGAGCACGGCTGGATCGGAGAGAACCCCATTGAAAAGGTCACCGTGCCGCGCATCACGCAATCCGATGACGACATGGTGTTCCTTACCGTCGAGGAGGTGGAGTTGCTGGCCGGCATGGCCGAACGGGCAGGACGGCCGGTAGACGGGCTGATCGTCCGCTGGCAGGCATACACCGGTGCCCGCATTGGCGAGACGCTGGCACTCAAATGCGGCGACGTGGATGTGGAATCACGCAGGGCGCGCATCCGCCGCACTTGGACCGACGACGGCAAAGGCAGGCTTGTGCTGGGCACGCCGAAGAACGGCAAACCGCGCAGCATCGCCATACCCAGATTCCTTATACCGTCCATCGAACGGCAGATGGAGGGCATGGGCGACGACGACTGGCTGTTCCGCGCGGCAAGAGGCGGGAACCTGTGGACGAACACGTGGCGGACGCGTGTCTGGCGAAAGGCCGTCCGACTGGCCGGCATGGAGGACGAGGGCGTGACCATCCATAGTTTGAGGCATAGCTATGCGAGCTTTGCGATTGCTCAAGGCGCGGATGTGAAGACCCTACAGATGCAGCTCGGCCACTCCTCACCCAGCATCACGCTGAACACATACACGGCTCTCTGGCCGGAACGATTGGACGATGTGGCGGACGCGATTGGCGAGCTGCGCGCTGAACAGTTGAAGACCGTCTAGACGCGGAGGTTGCGCGGTCATCGTGTCGAATCGTGTCGATAGCCTACGGCCAAGAAAAAATAAAGCCTTGGAAACGTAATGTTTCCAAGGCTTCCGGTCGGGCTGACAGGATTTGAACCTGCGACATTCTGCTCCCAAAGCAGACGCGCTA